ACTTGCGTCTAGATATACAAAAGCACTTGCTAGATCTATGGCGAACACTAAACAAGTTAAGTCAGTGGTACCTTTAATTCAAGGTTTACCAACTAACAATAACTTCAATTCAGGTGACGGCGTTAGTTTATTTAACGTATCTCACCCTACAATTGCAGGGACAGTAGCTAATACTTTAGCAGTACAAGCTGACTTAAATGAAACATCACTAGAGCAATCTTTAATCGACATTGCTGCAATGACAGACGAAAGAGGTCTGAAAATTGCTGCAAGAGGTGTTAAAATGATTGTACCTAGTGAAAACCAGTTTAACGCTGAAAGACTTATGAAGTCTCAAGGTAGAACTGGAACTGCAGATAATGACATTAACGCTATTGCGTCAATGGGAATGGTTCCTCAAGGTTACAGAGTGAACAATTTCTTAACTGACCCAGATGCGTTCTACATCATTACTGACGTGCCAAATGGTATGAAGTACTTTGACAGAAGCCCAATTAAAACGGCTATGGAAGGTGACTTTGATACTGGTAACGTAAGATACAAAGCTAGAGAAAGATACTCTTTTGGAGTTTCTGACTATAGAGGTATCTTCGGTGTTGAAGGTGTTTAATCACTAATTAAAATATTTGAGGCGGACATAGTTCCGCCTCATTTAGAAAGTAAGATAGCAATTCCATGAAAAAATTTACAATTACAATATTCGCTTACGATCATTACGCAAAATTTAAAGTATCATCTAACGATGATCCTATTTCCCTTGAACAGGCCATAGTTGACAAACTAGGAGAAAATGTTATAAAATGGGAATATGTCGGAGAAAATGTATATGCCTCTGACAAATATAGAATAACCTATGAGGAGGTTATAAATGACGATGCAACCACACATCCAGGAACTTTACAACAAGAAAAAGTCGCTGGATCTCAAATGGGAGCAAGAGCATCTTAACGAGGGTAGATATACTCTTGATATGGTGAGGATCGACGACGAAGTAAAAAAGATCGTTCAGCATATTAAAAAAGCAGAAGCTAAACAAGCACATCTGCAGAATAAAGTTGAGGCAGTCGCTCCTACAGTTTCAGTAGCTACTTAATAAAAAGCTACATCGTTGGAAAAAATCCACTCCACACTACAGGCTCTCTTGCACTCTACTAAAAAGTAGTGTATAAAAAATACACTATACATATATTAATTTTCTGCATAGACGCAGTATAGTCGACGGCCTAGAGACTATGTAGAATTAACTAGGAGAACAATCATGGCTAACACAACCTTTTCAGGACCGGTCATTTCTAAAAATGGCTTTATAGGTACTGGACCAGGATCAACTGTTGCATTAACAGCTAATACTTCATTAACTGTAAATGATCACGCAGGAAGAATCCTTTTAACTCAAGACGCAGATGGTATTTTTACTTTACCATCAATCAATGCAAATGCTAACGGAGCTACAGCAGGTGCTACAGACTACAACAATCTAAATAACATTGGTGCAAGTTTTACTTTTTATGTAGACACTACTGCAACTGATGTTCAAATCGTAACTGACGGTGTAGATAAATTTACAGGTGCAGCTATGATCGCAGTGGATGATGGAGCTAAAAAAGCTTTCTTCCCTTCTACAGATAATGATGTTCTTTCTATGAATGGAACAACTACAGGTGGGATCGTTGGATCTGTAATTCAAGTTACAGCGTTAGAAACTGCTCAATACTTGGTACACAATACTTTGATCTTAGGATCAGGAACTATTGTTACACCATTTAGCGATACGTAATAGATAATTAATTTGTGTGAGTCTTCGGACTCACACAAGTTTTAAGGAGAATTAAATATGAGATCAGATGTAAAAGCGATTCAAATAACAGCGACAGGTCAAGTGTTTGGTGGAAGAACAAGACTAAGAGGAATTATTCTTTCTAACACAACAACTACTACTGATACAGGATCAATAACTTTACAAGATATCGACGGAACTCAATTCACTGCAGAGGTTCCTCCAGGAGATGTTTTTACTTTTAACATGCCTGAAGATGGAATTTTATTTAAATCTGGAATGACTTGTAGCGCTATTACTAGTGCTAAATCAACCGTGTTAATAGATAAGTAAGGATAAAAATGGATTCAGATCAGAAGACATTAAACATGACAACAGTAGGAGCTAACACTCTTGCAAGAGCAGGTAGAGCTAGAATTACTTCTATTCAGGGATTAGGTATAGCATCATCTACAATTATTTTTTATGATTCAGCAGATGCAAGTACGCCAGGAACAGCAGTAGCTACTTATAAATATGGAACTGAAGGATTAGAAGTTTACGTTCCAGGTTCAGGTATTAAATTTGAAAATGGTATTGTTTATAATTTAGCAGGAGCAGGTGGAAGCATTACAGTAACTATAACAGGAGCTTAATGGCAACTTCAGGAACTACAGTCTTTGAAAAAAATTTTGCTATCGATGATATAATCACCGAAGCTTATGAAAGATTAGGACGTTTTGATTATTCAGGTAATGATATAAAATCTGCAAGACGTTCTTTAAATATTATGTTCCAAGAATGGGCAAACAGAGGTTTGCATTTTTGGGAAGTTGGAAATAATGATATAACATTAGTTAATGGTCAAGCTGTCTATACAATGTATAGATCAACGTCTGATGGAACTTCAGATGCAACAGCCGTTTATGGTGTTGATGATATATTAGAAGCTGTTTATAGAAACTCTTCTTCAACTGATTTTCCATTAACAAAAATAAATAGATCTGCATATCAAGGTCTTTCAAATAAAACAAATACAGGAACTCCTACACAATATTTTGTACAAAGATTTATTGATAAAGTAACTATTACTTTATACTTAACTCCAGGTGCCTCTGAAGCCGGAAACAAACTTAATTATTATTATGTAAAAAGAATTCAAGATGCAGGAGCTTACACTAATGAAGCTGATGTACCTTACAGATTTGTACCATGTATGTGTGCAGGTTTAGCTTATTACCTTTCACAAAAAGTAAAACCAGAACTTACACAACAAATGAAATTATTATATGAAGATGAATTAAAAAGAGCATTAGAAGAAGATGGTTCACCTTCAAGTTCTTTTATAACTCCAAAAACTTATTATCCAAATGTCTAATTTATCTAGAGGAAAATACGCACAATTTATATCTGATCGTTCTGGTCAAGCATTTCCATATACGGAAATGGTTATTGAATGGAATGGCGCACGTGTACATACATCAGAGTTTGAAGCAAAGCATCCACAACTAGAACCAAAACCAACTACTGCAGATGGACAAGGTTTAAGAAATGCAAGACCACAAACTTTTACACTTGCTTCTGGTGGCGGTGGTGGAATAGCTGTAGATTTAACTTTACCTGCACCATTTGCTTATAGAACTGAAACAAATAGTATGGTACCAGATAATGGAAGTGAAATTAATGTAAAAAGAGAAGCACAAATTAATTTAGGAATAGTAACGGTAACAACATAATGACATACGCAGAATTAGTACAAAAAATTAGAGATTACACAGAAGTTAGTTCAAATGTTTTAACTGACTCTATTACAAATGATATTATTCGAGATGCAGAATTAAGAATAATGAGAGATGTAGATGTTGATGCAAATAAAAGATATGCAACAGCTCAAGTAATTTCAGGAACAAGGTTTATTGATACACCACAAAATACTTTAGTTATTAGATCAGCTCAAATTGTAGATTCTGATGGAACAAGCAATCCAGATAATAGAGAATTTTTAGAGTGGAGAGATTCTAGTTTTATGTCTGAATTTAATCCTACTAATGCTCAAGGTGTTCCAAAATACTACAGTTGGTGGGATAATGACACAATAGTATTGGCCCCAACTCCAGATGCTACTTACACAATTCAGTTAAATTATATCTTGAAACCAGAGACTTTATCTAGTACAAATACACAAACATATATTAGCCAACAATTTCCCAATGGTTTATTATATGCATGCTTAGTTGAAGCATTTTCATTCTTAAAGGGGCCAAATGATCTCTTGCAATTATACGAAGGAAAGTATAAACAAGTATTAGAAGGCTTCTCTATAGAACAAATGGGAAGACGAAGACGTGATGAATATCAGAGTGGTGTTCCTCGTGTCGGTGGTAAATAATAATAAGGAGAAAAAACTATGGCTATTACACAAGCAATTGCAAATTCTTTCAAAAAAGAATTATTGGAAGGTGAGCATAATTTTGGTACTGGTGATGACAAGTTTAAGATCGCTCTTTATACTTCTTCAGCTACTCTAAACTCAGCAACAACTTCATTCACAACTGGAAACGAAGTTTCAAATACAGGTCAGTACACTTCTGGTGGCGGGTTACTTGTAAACAATGGAACTTCTATAACAGCCGGTGTCGCAAGAGTTGACTTCGCAGACAGATCTTTTACTGGAGTGACGTTAACTGCTAGAGGAGCTTTAATCTATAACACTTCTGCAACTGCAACTAATGCAGCTGTATGTGCTTTAGATTTTGGAGCAGATAAAACAGCGACAGCAGGTGTTTTCACAATTCAGTTTCCAGCAGCTACATCAACAGCAGCGATTTTAAGAATCTCTGGTTAGTACATAGGAGTTAAAATCCTATGGCATCAGGAACTTGGAATACAGGCTTTTGGGGCCAAAACCAATG